CCGCAGTATCGGTGGTTTCGGTGGCCGTCAGCGTGAAGATTGTCGTGACAACAATTGTTTCGGCGTCGCTGTCGGTCGGTTCTGTCGCGTTGATCGACAGGAGGGTCGTCGCGCTGGACGCAAACGACGCTGTATCATTGCTTTCCGTCGCCGCGAGCGCGACAGTCGTCGTGGCGCTCGTGGCGAAGGCCGCGGTGTCGGTGCTTTCCGTCGCCGCGAGCGCGGCAGCCGTCGTGGCGCTCGTGGCGAAAGCCGCGGTGTCGGTGCTTTCCGTCGCCGCTAGGGTAGCAGAAGCCGTAATCGCCGCAGCTACAGCCGCGGTGTCGGTGCTTTCCGTCGCGGCCAAAGCGCCGGAGAACGTGGTTTTGCCCCACGCCCCGGCGCCGTAATTACCTTTGCCGTAAAGCCCGTTGGACGCGGCCACGGCTGATTACCCGTGGGTGATCGTGCCGGAAGTCACCTGCACGGTTTGGCCGGTGGATACGGCCGTCGCGTTGATCGTAATGTCGGTGCCGCTGGTGCCGACCGTCAAGCCGCTGACCACCGTCGTGCCTCCGTTGGTGCGCAGCTCCGCCAGCGCCGCAGTGCCAGTCGCCGTGGCAGTCGCGGAGAGCGGCGTGCCGGCGAGGGTGAGGACGCCGCTCGCGGGCGTGTTGAACGCACCGCCGGCAGTGCCGGTGGTGACCAGCGAGATCGTCGCCAGGACGCCCGTTGCGCCGGAAAGCGCCGAGGTGCCGATGACAAGCTGGCCAGCCGTCGCAGTGCCAGTGGACGAAGCGTAAGTCTTGCCAGCGACGGTGTCGTTGACCATTTGCAGGCGCTGATTCTTCAGCGTGGTGGAATAAACAACGGTCATTTTCGTGACCTCAAGTTAGGGTGACGGACAGGTTGGACGACAAGAACTCGATGATGTCTCCCACGCCAATCGTCTTCGAGACCGACAATTGCGCGGTTATGAGCTGATTGCCGCCGGAGGCAGCGTCGTAGATGGCGGCATGCGTGATAGTGCCCCACGCCGTCGTCGCGGCGGACCACTGCAAGTTCGCCGAGTTGGTCGCCGCGCCGCTGGAAACCGTAAACGCCGCGGCTAGGCGCGCGTAGCCCGTGCCGCTCGTCGAGACCTCAACGCCACCCGCAGCCGGATCGCCCACGAACAACGCCACGTAAGGCGACGGCTTCGCGTAAGTGGTCGAACCCAACAAATGCCCCAGCAGGGCGTTGTCGGTGTAGGTGGTGAAGGCCATTAGTAAAACCCTCTCCGCCTAGCGGCGATTTGCGTCGTCGGACGGGATGCCCGCTCGCTTTCGATCCGCATGTAGTCGATCACCTTCTGCCGGGCGCCGGCCCAAACGGCGATCCGCTCGTCGTTCTTGAGATAAGGCGCCGCCTCGAGCAGCGCGCTGTAGAGATACAAATCCGGCGACTTCGTGAGCAGCCAGTTCGAGGCGTTCGACGCCAGCGCCGGAACCTTGGCGTAGTAGGTCAACAGCAGATCGACGTTGCTGATCGGCGCCGGAAGCAGCTCGAACGCGCCGTCGATGATCGTGAAATACCGCACCGCGCCAGCCCCGCCCGAATAACTGTCCGGGGCGATGTGGTTGGCTTTCAGCACCTTCGCCTCGGCGGGGCCGACATACGTCAAGGGCTGCTGCGGCGGGGTGTCGACGTAATTCAGCTCCAAGCTGAACGCCTCGAGGAAATCCGTCGGCATGGCGACGAACTCGTTTTGGCTGATCGCTTCCGACCGCGTCAGCATATCCCGCGTGCGGAGTTCGCGGTTGAACTTCGCTTCGGCAAGCTGGATGAACGTCGGGATCACCGCGGACAGGTCCGACCGATTAAGCCAATCGGCGACGGAGGACTGAAGGTCGGTGTAGGTCGCGATCGGCATTACACTCTACCTGGGCGGGTGCGGAACACGCGATTATCGGGATCGTTCAACCACTTCTTCAGCGCGGCCTGATCGTCGAGGATGCCACGCTTTTTGAGGTCCACGTAAACAACCATCGGCAGCGATGCCACCTTCGTAAACTCGCCATGGCGCGTGGGCGCATCGTTGAAGGCGGCCTTGTTGGCTTCGACAACGGTGCCGACGTCCTGCTCGGCGGTGATCGTCACGTTGCCGATGCGTTCGTCGCCTATGTTATCAAACCGCAACGTGAAGTCGATCACTTCGCCAGGCCGAGCTTCCGATTTGGACGCCACTTTGACAATCCGCAGGCGTGGCTGGCCCTCCGGTCGATGATACTCCACCGTCTCCTGACTCTTGGTGACGCCCTTGTCCTCAATCGCCAGATCGCCATCGATCACCACTTGCACCATCTGATCACTCGACCAAGTCAACGCAGCTTGAATGCGCTGTGCTAAACGCAACCGCTCCGTACCATCAAACTCGCCCCGCCGAATCAAGCGGAAATCCTCGAATGGCAGGAACTGATTGTCGAAGCCAAGCAGCCGC